TGATAAGTTTGCTCTTCCACCTATTCTAATACCCATTAAGTAGTGGTCAACGATTGGTGGAATACGATCAACCCCAACTGCTCCATAGAATCTAGGAGTTACATTTATATTACCAATACTTACAGCGGCAAAGTCCTCCAAGCCACTTAGTTCTAGTCCGTTCCTATTATTGTTAAGATAAACAGCCAAGATAACTTGAGCGTGTTTTACCCTATCTGGTATTTCTGTGTCGAGGTAATAATCTGCGACTAATCTGTTAGGAAATGATAAGCCATACAAGTTGGTGTATGTATCTGGTTTCCTTACTCCCGATCTAGGCCATTCTAGTGCTTGGGTATCATCTACTCTAGCGCCTAAAAATTTTTCTCTATCAATTCTTTGGGCTGCTGTAAAAAGCGCACGATTTTTATTATCGTTGCTTGAGCCGTCCCATGCTGCAGCATCATCACTGAGGACTAAACCTTCAATAAATGAATTTGCATCAGCAAGAGTGATATAGGTGTTTGCGTTAGCACCGCCAACAGTAGCATCAAGAGTTATCGCCATTGAGTTTTACCTTTTTGGGTTTTGCTTTAGTTTTTGGCTTTTCAATAGTAGGAGTGAGAGAAGCCGCCTTTGCAGCAGCTTCATTCCTCTCTCTCATACGCCTAAATGCGTACATTGCCATTAGCTTGATGCACCTTTGAGAGCAACAAAGTTAATAACGATTGCTTGGCTTAAATTACCAGCAGATACATTAGAAACTGTTACTGCAAATGATCCAGCAGCAATACTATTAGCGTTCACAAGATATGAACCAGCAGTACCAGCAGAACCATGACAAGCTACAACAACGTCTGTTGCTGCAATCTTGCTGTTAGTTACTGTGAAAGTCACCTCTGTGCCAGCATCTAGCTGTGCATTGTTCATTGTGATTTGACCAGACTCTGTATTTAGAGTTACACCTGTGGATTTATTGGTAGCCTGAGTTACAGTACCGCCAGTTGTTGGTCCAACTAAGGAGCCAGCAGTTACTTCAAATAATGATGGCATGATTAATCCTGATTACTTACGTTTGTAGCGCGAACAATACCGATGTTCTTAGTCTCATACACTTTCGACCATGAAGCAACAGTCTCTAATACAGTTCTATTAGGATTGACAGTTGAAACAGCGTACTTAAGACCTACAGGGTGGTAAATGTAGTGGAGATCCACTGCCATTGCTTCCTCTAAAGCAAGAATGTCTCTATCAGTTTGTGTTCTGATCGGTGCTTGCTCCCCTGTTACCACTGCCCCTTGTGTAAAGAAGAAAGTAGAGTATTCAGTTGATGAGCCAGAGCCTGTTGTTGGTATATCGTCAGAAACGATTACATTTAGACCCATGAATGTATTTACAGCTGTGGGTCCATCAAATGCTCTTGTTGTGCTACCTGAAGCTGCGTTTGTATCAGGAGCGCCTGTATTATCGTAAATACGATCAATAGCATTTCTTTCAACCAAGTCATAAAAGACTTTTGAATGCATTGCAACGGCTGTCAACTTACCACCCTGATCGCCTAGTAAAGACTGTGCTTTAGCAACGTGTCTAGGGCTTAAAGTTGTTGGAGTATCACCAGACTCTGAATCAATAGTTAAAGCAAATAATGCTGAGTTACTATCGTTAGCGTTAATAGATCCAAATGCACCAGTTAAGCAAGAATATAAATCCTTCTGCTTTTGGTTGTTGACGTATGCCGCCATCTTCTGAGCAATAGCAGCCATTGGATCAACACCGCCACCAACTGCAAGTGCAGCTAAGTCACGAGAACTGAAAGCACGACCTCTATGAAGTACAGCTGCAATTTGATTATCAGCTGTAATCTTTGCTGGTGTTAATGATGTTGAGTCTGTTAAAACTTCAAAATCTCCAGTTAAGTTAGCTTTGTAGAAAGGTATCTTTACAAAGTCTCCGCCTCTTTCTGCGGATAGATTCAATTCTGCCAAAGGTTGTACTACCCCACTTTGTAGGAAGCTGTCAGTTTGAGTTGTAGCTTCGATTAAGTAGGGAGTAAACACCTCAGGAATTATTAAATCACTGCGTAATGTCGCCATTAGAATTTAATAAATATGTTTACTTCGAGGCACAACCTCTGACGTAGCACAACCACGTTGTTACTATACTAACCGCTAACTGCGTTTTTGAGCATATTATATTTATTTATATCTGTTCTGTATAACCTACTTTGCTCTGT